GCTGATTGGTTAGCAGGTAAGATGATTGGCAAGGATGAAGGTTTGACACCTTTAGCTAAAGCCAGTAGTTTTTGGCATAAGGAAAACCCTTGGTCTAATAACCCGTTAAACGATACAGTAAGAAAGATATCTGGTGTATTAATCCCTAGTTTATACGGAGTACCACCAGTAATTAAAGGAGCTTCTGCCTTACCTGCAGCTGCACAACTACCTGGAGCAGTTAAAACTGCTGGTAGTATTGCAGCTACTTTAGGTTTAGAATCAATGATACTTGGTGCTTCATCTACAAGTGATGAAGAAAGCATCAGTAATATGGCTAATGAATATCTAGGTTGGAACCTACCTTGGGTAACAAGAACAGAGGATGGACCTGATGCAAGGAAACTTTTAAACCACTATGAAAACGCTGCTTTAATTGGTGGTGGTTATGTACTTAAAGGTTTGTTTAAAGGCTTTAAGTGGCTTAAGAATAAACCAGCTTCAGTTAAAGAACCTAAGATTTATCTAACTTGGGAAGAGATGGCTAAAGGCCAAAGAGTTCCTACTGCTGCTGATGAGCCAGTTAAAACAGTTAAGATGAAGGCTAGTTATAGCCAGCTTAAGTCTAAGACAAGAGAGGAAGTAGCTCAAGTATATAGAGATGCTAGTGAAGCTATAGTTGATCCTGGTCCTACACCTAAAGCAACTTACGATGATCTTAAAGCACCTTCTAGAACTAAGGTAGCAACTTCTGAATTAGTAAACCCTAAAGGTCTAGCGACCTATGATGAACTGAAACTGAAACCCGGTGAAAGGGTTGAATGGGATTCAGACTTGTCATTCATAGCTAAGAATGAAGAAGGTGCAGAAGCTTTAGCTAAAAGTGCTGATGATGTAATGAGGCAAGGTATAGATCCAGCTGCATTAGCTGATGATCTAGAAGCTGATCCATTCATCAAACAGATTAAGCACACTGAAAATGTAAGGAATAGAGCAGTAGCTGAGGAAGCTGCTGAACACTTGGAAGTGAATAAGGGTGAATATGACCCTATGATTCATGAACCATCTGAGCCTATTGCTAGAGCACAGACAGTAGGTGAAGCTGCTGATCCATTAGGTGCACTCTACGATAACCATAGGATTTTGAATGATCTTAATACCACTAATGGTGTATCTAGAGCTATGCTTTCTACTAAGGGTATGAGAGACTTTCTTAAGGCTGCTGATGGTACGGCTAGAGGTGACTTCTTAAATGAACTAGTAGCTAAACTATCTCCTAGTAAGAACCTTGAAGCTGTTATTGAAGGTAAGTGGAAGGTAACACCAGAACAACTAAGAAAGAGTGTAGATGAGAAGGTTGCACAGCTGTATAATATGCAGCCTGCACAACTCGCTAAGACTCTAAATACTCTAAAATCAAAGGTAACTTTAGGTGCTGAATTCCTTGGAGATGAGGAATTCATTGAGTACTCCTATGCTTTTAGAGAAGTATTTGATCAACTATATGATCCAGATAAGATCCGTGCTTCCGCAATGGTTGCACAGCAAGCAGCTGATTCAGTTTCATCTGCAGCTCAGGTATCTAACATGTTGGATGGTGTAGTTGATGTAACAAGATTCCAAGAGAACCTAATTGACAACTTAGCTGTAGTTGCTAAAGAGACTAGAGCTAACAGATATCTATGGGGATACCAAGGTAAACTCCTAAACATGGCTAAGAGTAAAGATCCTAATGTTGCTCAGAAACTAGTTGAATTAGTTGATGATTTTAACGAGGGACTTAAGAGAAGCCATGAGTCTACATCTAATTTTATCGGAGAATTGAAGGCTATTAATAGGGAAAACCCTGAATACCTTAAAGCTTTTACGAAAGCTTATGATCTAACCGATGGAGATGTAGATACGATAGGCAAGTTGTATAGGTGGGCGGAAGAAAATGTAAGTCTATCTAAAATGATATACGATCATAATCCAGAGATCCCTAGCTTATTAGCGCAGGGTATTCATGGCATTAGATATAACAGTATGTTGAATGGTCTTGCTCCAGTGAGAGCAGCTATGGGTAACACTATCCTGACTGTAGGCAAGCCGGTCACAGCATTAGCTGGATCAGCTTTTAGTCCTAGCAGAGCTGCTGATGTACAACGTGCACTATATACATATGGTGGCGTAATGGAGAACCTTAACCGTGCTTTTAAGCATATGGCTAAGGAATGGAATTATGTAGTAGCTAACCCTGAGCAAGCAATGCTTAGAGGTAGACATGACGTTAAGTTCGCACAAAGTGATAACTTTGAAGTACTGGAAGCTATGGCTGAAGGTTGGCGAGAAAACGGAGAGATAGGAAAGCTAGGTCTATTGAATATGGCCAAGTTTACTTCTTGGTATAACGACAATAAATTCATGCGTTGGGGATTGAATATGCTTCATGCTATTGACGGGTTTACGAACTCTATGATGGCTAGTGGTATGGCAAGAGCTAATGCATATGATGAGATCTTTGAATCTACTAAAGGTTCTTTGGCTCCAGGTAAATTTGACGAACTATTTACAAAGAAGCAGGCTGAACTATACGATAAAGCATTTGATAAGACAGGACTACTGACTGATGAAGCAGCTAGACATGCTGCTAGTGAGATAGCGCTTAACCTAGACAATAAGGTGGTTAAGAAATTAGATAATCTAATTGCTCATGTACCAGCACTAAAACCTTTGTTTATGTTCCCTAGAACAGGTATCAATGGTTTACAGATGGCTTGGTCCTATAACCCAATGAGTGCTTTAGGTTTGTCTATTGGTAAGGCAAGACAAGTATTTGAAGCTGTAACACCAGCTCAGATGACTGATGCTTTACGTGCTCATGGTATTGATGAATTCAGTCAACCAGCCTTCCAAGCTCTTAAGAATGAATACCGTGGTAGGCAAGTGATGGGAGCAGCTGTTGTATCAGCCGCTGGCTTTGCTGCAGTAAACGGTGATCTGACTGGTAACGGTCCTCACGATGCGGAAGAGAAACGAGACATGATGAGGTTAGGTTGGAAACCTACTTCAATCAGAATCAACGGTGAATGGTATAGCTACAGAGGTTTAGAACCTTACCAGCAAACACTATCAATGGTAGCTGATGTTATCTACAATGCTGACCGTGTTGACTCTGCTATTACTGAAGATTGGCTGAGAAAGATTGGCTATAGCATCAGTATGAACGTTACTAACCAATCATTCCTTAGTGGTATGGCTCCACTAGTTGGGTTGATTAATGGTGATGAAACACAGCAGAAACGTTTCTTAGCAGGTTGGGTAGATACAGCTGTACCTTTCTATTGGTCAGGTGCTAGGAGTATATTGAACAAAGCCATCTCACCACAATTAAAAGATGTGGATAATGAGATCACTGAGTACTGGAAGAATAATTCTAAGTTCTTGTTTAGTAGCAATGATGATCTAAAGGATCAACTTGATATCTATACAGGAGATAGGATCAACTACCATGAACCTTTAACTGCAGCTGTAAACTCTGTACTGCCATTCTTTAAATCTAATGGAGGTACTGAACCCTTTAGGCAGTGGTTAATTGATAGTGGTTGGAGTAACCTTCAAACAATTAGGACTAATAAAATAAGTGGACAACCATTAAATGCTGATGAAAGGTATTTCATTAACAACTGGGTTGCTAAGCATGGTGGTTTAAGGGAGCGAGTCACTCAACTAATGGAGCATGATAAGAGAGGTAGTTACTTGCAGAAGTACAAGGATGCTAGAGGTCAACAAAAGCAGAAAGAACTTCCAATTAGTGCAACATACATACATAGTGAACTAGATAAGATTCATCGTCAAGCATTTAACAGAGCTTGGCAAGCTTTAGAACTCCATAATAGTCAATATGTCACCAATGCTTTGCTAGAGAAATATAAGAAGAAACAAATTGGACAAGGAAGACTGGAAGGAGCGAATCAAACACAAGATAAAATAAGGAACCTATTAGAACTCCAATAAAGGAAACATAGCATTATGGCAGTTTATGAAGAGAAATGGTATACGAATTCTACATCAGTAGGTCCGTATACTTTTACATTCCCATATATCAAAGAAGCAGACGTTAAAGTAGAAAAGAACGGTACACTGCTTACACTAACAACTGAATATACACAAGCATTCACATCAATAACACTAGTCTCTGCACCACTGTCAACTGATATTATCCGTATTTATAGAGATACAGATAGTGACACCCTATCCTCCACCTTCTACCCTGGTTCAGCTATTAGATCTAGTGATCTAAATGATAACTTCACTCAAAATTTATATTCATCACAGGAGTCAGCAGAGAATGC